AAGCCCCTGCACCATCCGGCAAGTCAAACATATAGCCCCATCCAAACATTAGTGCGCTAAAATCGCTTTTATACGATTCTTGAGCATCTAGGTTAGTTGAATATTCCATATAATCAAGTTCAACCTCATCGCCAGATACACCGGAAGTAGCATACATATTGTCTATGTAAACCATGTAATCCGAATCCTTATCCTCGAAAGTAATCTCTACCCGGTCAACATCTTCTCTTAAATTCTGAGCAATAGAAGAAATGTCAAACGTCTTGGTTTCCCAAGCATTCTCAACTGATATCGTTTCTGTATTAGAAACCCAATCCCCTGATAACTTGCTATGAAATTTGAAATAAACTTTCGTAGTTCCAACGAATGTGGATCGCAAATCAATCATTATGGAATCTAATGCGGATATATCCAACTCAGAAGAATAAGAATGGCGCAGGAAATTGTACTCATCAGCAGCAGTCTTTACAACTACCCTAAGAGCATATGTCCCCTGATTATAAACGGAATCGTCAAAATAGCATTCAACTGGTGGAACATTTGCAGAACCTAAATCAGCCTTTCCAACAGCACAATTCCATCGATGAGAACGCAAAACAAAATCCCTAGCAGGAGAATACATTTGCTTGCATAAAGCGGAAACTTTATCCGTAGCATCTAAATCTGTAATTACATCTGCGCCTAGCTTTGATAATGCGAGATTGCAGATACTTAGCTCTGTGTAGGCCATTTTATTCCCCTTTTAAGTAAAGGGGAGAGGAAATGCTCTCCCCTAAACTCGTTCTACGCTTTAAACCTACGGACAAATCTGCAGCATTATGAATGCAGCGCCTTGTGTAGCACCTGCAGCATTTGCAAGTACAAATCCTGCGTGCTGTGCCTTAGTTGTGTAAGCATCGCTGTAATCATGTTCGTCAAGACTTCCATCATGCCTAAATACAACCTGACGATTCGTATTACCAACACTAACTGCAGCTTGAGGAGAAATCCAACAAGGTCCCCAAGTCTGAATCCATAGATACTTCCCTATGGTTGCAGCAACCACCGGAACGCCAATTATTGACTTTGTTGCAGAATTAGTTGACCTGACATCAGAATATGGACTAGCCATACACTCTGCATGGTCATTGTCAGTATCTAACGCAACCGGAATTCCTGCATCCAGTTCAACTGTCATTTCGTCAGTATCAACCGCAGTATTGCCAATAATACGTCTATTGATAGAATTATCGCTATGTGGGAATATAACAATATATCCACCAAATAACTCATCCTTCGCTATAACACCATCGCCAGCAGCACCATCAGTAGCAGCCACATCTATAACCAACTTTGTTGCGCCAATTATTGCATCTTCTGCAATCGTGGCATAAGCAACGCTCTGTGTATTATATATCTGACAACCTAAGTTAGGTACAAGAGTTGCGCCAGCTTTTGCATAATGGAAAACTCTGTCATCCATTCTATACCGAGTACCAATCTCGTTGATAGCGGTAGTATGCATAGCGTAAAAATCAGTTGTATTCAACTTTCCTGTTTGTAAGTTTGGAACCTGTTCCATGATTAGTCCTCCTTTTTACTCGTTAATGTTAAAACACAAATAGAATAATTTCTACTCATTGTTTATTCCTCTTTACAGCCTATTTCTACGACCTTAGCATCCTGTATCCTTGTAGCGCCAATGAACATTGAAGCATAGGCACCCCAAGCGTAATGATACTCTGGCAATTCGCTTATCTTACCAGTAATGTCTTGCCCAATAGCCAATCCCAGACCTGACTGCGCCCAAGCGATGTTGAATCTTGTGGTAGTAGTCTTAGCCAAAAGATTAGTTACTATGAAGTTAAAGCCCATGAAAGTTGCTATCTTACCCGGAACAAGAGTTTTAAGCGTGTTGTAATCTGCGCTTGTCAGTTTCTCAAGTTTGAGCAAATCAGATAACTGTTGTGGCCCCATAGCCCAGAACTTAGGTTCGTTCTCATCAACGTCAGCATCATTGAATAGTTCCAAAGTGCTGGTTATCTTCGCGAGTGTCAGGGCATCTGAACCAACAGCTACCTTAGAAGTGCTTGGAAGCGATTCTGAAGTAGTACCATCCTCTCCAACATATTTTGTGCCACGTGCTGCCTCTAACAATGCTGTATCCATTGCTCTATTGAGCGCAGCTAATGGTATTCTTGAATACGCTGACTTAATATCAGCCAATACTTTCATATCATCGTCAGGATCTTGTATAATGGATTTATACTTGTATTTCAGATATGCAGTACAACGTATCTTATTAGGATCATCGTGTATGACCTTTGAATGCCGTGCATTCTTATCTCTTGCAGATCCCTTTTCAACGAACCCAAACGACTTACTTTTTCCAACAACTCCGGTTTTAACATCGCATTTCTCTCTAAACTTTGAGAGAAGCTGTTGCGCACCCATCGCAATATTATCTTCGTACTCTTTTACGTAAAGATCATTGATTGTTCCCATTTTTATAACCCTCCAATTAAAATTAATGTTTCTGTTAATCGTTCGAGTTACCTGAGAACAACTCAGACCCAAACTGCATTTTAAGGCTGTTAGCCTGCTCTACTTTAGAGCGTAGCAGTCAGACCCTTTCGGGTTGTCTGGCATACAATAAAAAACTATTTCTTATCTTCTTTCTTAGCTTCTTTTTTATCTTTTAGTTGACCGGCAGCTTTCTTGTAAGCATCTGTCGATTTGTCAACCTGATAATCTTCTTTAGGATGTCCTGCTTTCTTAACTTCTTTTGCCTTTGCCATTTCGTTTCTCCTATGTTTTCTTTACATTAAAAACTAATTCTACCACTCTAAATTTCGTTTTCAAGCACTTTGTGCTAATTTCGGATAAGCCTGTTTATATAATGCTGTCATTGCTTCAACTGCCGCATCATGTCCGGGATCATTTGCTTTATTAAAAGCATGATTCGGATCAAGCTTTATCTTCTCAATTTCTTTCTTAGCATCTACGTTGATATTCTCATTGCCAGCTACTAATTTGTCCTCACTCATAGCTTTACCAATGCTCAGGAATGCCTCAATAAGCGCAGGACTATCGCCGAGTTTACCAAACATAGCCTGTTTAGTTTCGTCAGGAACGAAAGTCTTGAACGCTTTTTCCGCCAGAGCAAAATTAGCATCTGCATCTTTACCCCATGTTTTCTTTAATAACGCAACAGATTCTTCCTGATTCGCTTTTATAGCTTTAGTATTAGCGCCATATGCTTCAATCATATTTCCGTTATACCAATCACTAATTGCCGCAGCTTTCTTCTGACTTAAACCATTCTTATGAGCAAATTCCCTAAAGCCAGCATCCAGTTTTTCGTCAAATTCCATGCCATCTGGCAGATTTGGTTTTGCAAACTCATAGTCAGTTGCTTTCTCAGGCCTTCCCATTGCTGTATGAAAGGCATTCATTTCCTCATCACTTGCTCCTTCTTCCGGGATGATAACGCCTTTCTTCCCGATAGTATGCTGAGCATTGACGTATCCTTTGACTAAGTCACCAAAATTAGTTATGTTCTTCAGTGATTCTTCTGCTTTGTGTTCCTCTGGTATCCATGCACCATCTGCTACGAAATTGCCTTCTGAACCTTCTTCGAAGATTTCGCCCATAATACGTTCCCCCTTTTTTTGTTTATGTTACTATTGGTTGTTCTTCTACTTTCGCCTTTTTCGGCTCTTTCTTGAGAAAATTATATTCCCTTCTACCTTTAATAATCAATCCAACCTCTCTCATACCAGCCATTACATAGGTCAAATTAGAATTATCAACATCATGCGCAGTACCATTCACTCTGCACTCTCTCATTAAATCTTCATAAACACGTTTACCATGCTCGCTACCAAATGTTTTCTTATAGTCTTGAATTAAAGCTTTTTTCTTTTTATCCACTTACACTATCCCTGCTAATTGTTCAGGATTATCCCCTAACTCTTTTAACGGAGAAGAAGGATCTACCTTGCCTGATAGTTTCTGCGTGATATCCGCCACCTGTGCCATCTTCTCTGCCTGAGCCTGAGCTTGCATAGCCTCTTGCCTTGCTCTCCGTTTTTCAACAACTACATCCCAGTCCATAATAAAACTTTGAGGCGCACCGCTACGCTCAAGAGTGCCGCGAATAGCATCGTCAATATCAATGTTATCCATCGCATCAGGATGAGCCTGTAATAACGGAGCAACAAGCTCCATAGACTGTGTAAACGCTTGCACTTCTTCCATTCTCAATGCCATAGCAAGGCTTGACGTATATTCAATCTCTATTGGATGGCCACGTAATGCTTCTGGTGCATCAATAAGATTTTCGTTCTCATCTATTGGACCAAATATCCCCTTGCGCTTACAAATATCAAACGAACGTTTTATCAACGGATCAGACAACTCCTTTTGCAGAGGTTCGAGCATAGATGATAGAATACGCAACCCTTCTCGCTTTCTCTCCATAACTTCAGGGATTGTCATTTGCTTTGTAATCCGGCTTAAAGACAAAAATAAATCGACAAAATAGAAATTATTTATAAGTTCCTTGCTATCGTTTTTCAACTCCTGCCCGATAACAAAATTTGATCTTGATACAACTTCCTCAACCCTATCCTTGCCGCCTTTTTCATAGAAATTTATA